GTCAAGAGTGGTAATGTTGATCTCGCAACAATGCAGACTGGAGGCGCATAAATGTCTTACGCAACCCTCGCGCAGTTGAAGAGCAGCATCGGCATCACTGACTCCGTTGATGACACGGCGTTGCAGTCTGTCCTTGATGCGACCGATGCACTGATCGATCTCTACTGCGACCGCAAGACTGGCTTCGGCACCGCGACGGAGACGCGCTACTACACGGCTGAGGAATACGAATATGTGCTGACCGACGACCTGGTGAGCATCACGACGCTCAAGACCGACGACCTCGGACTCGGCACGCACACGACCGTCTGGACTTCTGGCACGGACTACAACCTTGCACCAGGCAACGCCGCACTTGACGGCTTCCCCTACACGCAGATCGATGTGAGCGTGACCTACCCAAAGAACTTCCCAAAGAATGTGTATCGGGCCGTGGAGGTTGTGGGAGTCTTCGGCTTCCCAGCCGTACCAAGCGCCGTGGTTCAGAGCGCACTAATCCAAGCAGGTGCAGTCTGGTCATCAAGGACCTCGCCGTTCGGCGTGATCGGTTCGGCTGACCTCGGCGGGATCTTGCGCCAGACACGCGCACTGCATCCAGAGGCTCAGGTGTTGCTTGAGGCATACCGCAAGCGATCTGGTCTGGCTCGGTGAACGACGCCACGATCCTCGCTGGACTGGCTGCACATCTCACGGCTTCAACGCCTCCGACTGGCTACACACTGCGCCAAGTTCACACCTTCCCGCCAGACAATCTCGCCGTAGTCCCAGCCTGCGTGCTGATCCCAGGCGACGACTCGATCTCCTACGGAGCGAGCAATCGCCAGGTCGTGCTGACGATCAACGCCACGGTCTACATCCAGCCACAGGCTGACCTCGGCCGCAAGTACGCGGACCTGATGGCGTGGCGCACCTGGCTGCGAGACAGCCTCATTGACGGCGTGACGCTGGATGGAACCTCCACAGTCGCTCAGGCGAGCGTGACCTCAACGGCAATCGGCACCGACACGTGGGCAGAGCAGGACTACCTGACAATCTCTGCCACAGTAGAGGTGGCAGTCGTAGAAGCAATCAACACTTCAGCGTAGAATCAACCCCACGCCGCACTGCGGCAGAAGACAAGGAGAACTAAATGCCAGCCGCCTCCGCAGGGAATGTTCTATTCAGCAAACTGGTCGCCTTCAAGGAGGCGACTCCTGGCACGATCCCAACGCTGACCTCAGGCGGCCGCAAGTTGCTCGTCTCGCCAACTGGCGTGATCAGCAACGGCACGACGATTGAACTCGGCACCGAGCGATCCGTTGCGCTTCGCAACCCACTGATCGCAACGACTGGAACCGTCGTCTCTGTTGAGCCAACACTGAGCGCCACCGTTCCTGCGGTGAGCGTCGGTGAACTCCCAATCTGGATGTCAATGCTCGGCACCGCAACGCCTGCTGGCACAGCCGCGCCGTACCTCTGGGACTACGACTTCTCAATGACCGCAAGCAACAACCCAAAGTCGTACACCCTGATCGCCACTGACGGCGTACAGGCATACGCTGCGAACTACTGCTTGGCTGAGTCCCTCACCATCGCCGCTGATCGAAGTGGCTTGACGAATCTCAGCGCCTCACTCTTCGCCCAGAACATCGCCAAGAACTCCGCAACGCTTGCAGACGGCACGCCAACTTCAGCGTTTATGGCTGGACGCCTCTGGAACGCATACCAGAGCGGCACCGTCTTCCCAGGCACGGCCTCAGGCACAGCGTATGAATACCTGCTGGACTTCTCACTGGAGTTCTCTTCAGGAATCGCACGGCAGTCCTACCTCGCTGGCACGACGACCTTCACCACGCACGCTGAGTCCAACCCATTCACTGGCACACTGACGATGACCGTGAGCAGCACCGCTTCAGCGGTGAGCGTCTGGTACGACGCCTACCAAGCCGCAACGCCAGTTGGCGTGCGCCTTGCCTGGACGAACGGTACCCACACGGCAAACATTATGACGATGATCGTGCCAACCGAAGTGCAGCAACTCGCTGGCGCCGAAGATGGCCTCGTCACGATGGCAGTCACAGGCACGCTGGTCTACGACGCGACCAGCACGAAGAGCCTCAGGATTATTGTTGGGAGTGACCTAGCAGTCCTGCCATAAGTTATAGAGAGTAGGAGGAGCAAATGGCACAGAGCAAGCCTGATTTTCGCACCGTTGAAGTAAATCTCCTTGCGCCGTTTGACGGCTGGAAGGCGACGATGCGCGCCGAGGGAGTCCCCGCACGAGTCTTTATCGAACTTCAGAGTGGAAATGTGGAGCGCGCGATGAACGCAGTTGCACGGCTGATCGTGGCGCACAACTTTCTTGACGAGACTGGCGAGCCAGCGGCAACCGTGCTTGACGCACCGATGGATGCGCTGACTGAGTGCATTAGCAAGTGGAGCGACGCGGTAGCAGCACTCCCCCCTCGCTGAGACTCGACGCCCAGCGGCTGGCGGCGGGTCGTTCCATCTCGCCGCATCCTCTACTCGTGGCACACTTGATCGGCAAAGAGTTCGGCATCGCGCCGCACGAAGTGCTTGAGTGGGATGCTGGCGACTTCCAGCGCACCGCGCAACTGATCTCAGACCTACAGCCAAAGGAGCCGATGAGCCGTGGCCGCTAACTCGCAAGACAGGCTGACGATCTCCTTCAGCGTGGACAATAACTATGAGGCGCTGCGCCTCGGCTTCCTGGAGGGATCAAATCCAGCAGCCTACAAACGCCTCCTGAGCATCGCCACCCTGAACGCCACTCGGACGATGGTCAAGCCAATGCGGGCCGAGGCGCCAATCGGCAAGACGACGCAGAACCCAGGGCGACTTCGTAAGGCAGTCACCGCACGCCGCGCTCGCTTCGGCACTCCAGCAGCCGTGGTCGGACCGCGTGCTGGGCGTAATCGAGCAGGCGCCGCTGGCGGTGCGTGGTACCGATGGTTCGTCACCAGCGGTATTAGTGGAGTGCGGCAAACGAAGAACGGAGCGAAGGCTGTGAAGGCAGTGCCTGCCAATCCATTCGTGACGCGAGTCTCTGGCAACCCAACCTATCAGGCTCGTGCGATGGAAGCGATGGCGAAGACGGTAGAATCATTCTTCAACAACGATGCATTCAAGAGAACCATCCTGAGATTCAAGAGAAGGTGACATATGGCATTCGGGTCTGATCGAGCAGCGAACTTTGTCATCGCGGCGAAGGACGCTGCCACTAAGCCGCTCGGCAATGTTGGCAAGGCGATGGGACGGCTCAAGGGCGTCAGCATCACGGCGTTCAAGGCAATCGGCGGTGCTGCTCTAGCAGCCGCTGGCGCAATCGCCGCGTTCACCGCGAAGGCGATTCAGGGCGCAATCGAGGACGAGCGATCAGTCATCCTCACCAACGCCGCGCTCAAGGCACGAGGCTTTGCGCTAGATGCACTCGCTCCAAAGATTGAGGAGCAGATCAAGGCGGCCCAGCGGCTTGGCATCGCAGACGACAGGGTGCGCGCTGGGCTAGAAGTCGGGTCACGATTCTTCAAGAACCAGAGCAAGTTGCTCAAGGCGAACTCGCTTGCTATGACGATCTCGGCCGTCACAGGCGAAGACCTTGAGACGGTGATGGCGAAGATCGGCAAGGCGGCCAACGGACAGACGAAGGGTCTTGCTGCTCTCATCGGACCGATTGAGAAGGGCGCCAAGTTCACCGACATCTACGCCCAGGGAATGGGCAAGTTTGAGGCGGTCGCAGACGAACTTGCCAACAGCACGAGTGGGCGATACGCGGCGGCGCAGGAGATCTTCAACGAGCAGATGGACGACTTCGGTGCCAAGTTCTTGCCTGTTGTCAGCGAGGTCCTCACCTTCATCGTTGAGAAGGCGCTGCCAGCCTTTGAGGGCTTGCTCGATACGGTCGGTCCTATCCTTACTGACATTGTTGACAACTATGTCCGACCGCTTGTTGATTCGGTTGGCTCCCTCTTTGACCTGTTTGACAAGTCAGACTTCAATCCGTTCATCCTTGCGCTTGATGCCGTGAAGTTGGTGCTTGATGGAATCAAGTTGGTGATTGACTTGATCGTCGCTGGGCTAAAGATCATTGGCGTCGGCAAGGGTAGCGCCGTGACCACGGCGCGCGACAAGGCGGCAGCCGATGCTGGATACGGCGGCGGGTCATATGTAAACCCGATGAATCGCGGCGGCGGAAACGCTGGCAGCACGAGCGTTATTACAAACATTGTGCTTGATAAGAAAGTGGTTGGGCAATCGGCTGCTTCATATATGGGGATGCTTGACCCTAACCCCCGCCGCACTTACCCATAATGCCGAACCCATACTCAGTCACCATCGCTGGGGTTGGCGGAGGGACGGCGAACCTGCTCACGCTTCCAGCCTCAACCGCTGGCACCACGCCATACATTGAACTCGGAAGTTTCAACGCCAATGTCAGCGCCGATGGCGGTGGCAGGATGTCGTTTGATGTGCTGCAAACTGAGACCCCTGCGGGTGGGCCGTGGTGGAAGTCAGGCGCCGTAGCAGACAATGCGCGCGTGCAGTTTATTGACTCGCGCTACTCAGCAGGCACGGCGCTGTTCCTGGGATACATCACAAGCATTGAAGCCGCGCTGCTCGGCAGTGGGTTCGGCACCAGGGCAACGGTCACCGTTGCGGATGCTGACGGCTGGCTTGGCAAGACCGTAGTCCGCAAGTCATACACTGGCACAGACATCTATCAGCAGGTTGGATCATTCAAGCAGGGCGGCACTGCGCTCACTGACCGTGAACACATCAACAAGTTGCTGGCGAGGATTCACGATCAGGTGAACGATGCGACCACTCGCCAGATTCTCAATACCAGCGACGTCAGCGGAAACCGCGCCGTGTATTCAGGGACGGCGGTCGTGCTAGGCACGCTGGACTTCAAGGCGACCACCTTGACCAGCGCGCTCAGTCAGATTGCAGAGGAGGCAAGCGGCGAGAATGGGCTGCCATACAACTTCTATGTAGACGGCGCCGCTCGCCTGAACTATGGACCGATTGTCGTGCCAGGGACGGCGACCGCGCCAGCCGAGATCGTCACCGACCCTACGGCCGCGCGCATTGGAAGTGCTGGCACTGCAACGCGCTTGCTCGCGCACAATCTCTCAGTAAACCTTGACCACGACAACATCGTGAAGGGCATCTTCGTGCAGGCGGCAGACTCTCGCGCAGACCGCGATGGCAACGCTAGCCCGATCACCAACCAGCCCTATGTCCGAACCTACACAGGCACCGCTCCGTACTCAGGTTCTGGGATTACAGCACGGACTGGGCCGATCCCTCAGGAAGTATTCAGCGCGCCAAAGGTTGCCAAGTTTGGGTTCGGCTCTCGGTCCACGAAAGTGCAGCGGCTGACGAAGGGGACGATGCAGGTGCGCTCTAAGCCTGTGCGAACCGTGTCGTTCTCAATCTCTGGCTCAAGCCAGACACAACTCAGCAATCCGAACTGGGAATACGGGCTGACGCAGGGCTACTCTTCAGCAGGCACACTCGTGAATGCGTGGCTGCCAGGGCAGTTCGTCAAAGTCACGGCCAGCGCGCTTGACCTTGACGAAATCCTGCGCGTCGCAAGCGTCACCTATTCGTTTGAATCGCCAGGCTCCTATCAGTTGCGCATAGACATTGAGGCTGAATACACAAAGCGCAGTGCAGTTGCTGCGCTGTTCAAGAAAGTCGGAGGCTGATAATGGCAGAGCGATACGGCACAGACCTCACTGGGCTTGGCGGCTACGAGGGCGGCGTCACTAGCGAAAACGGCGCGGCGCTCGTTAGCACGAGCAGCGATGGTGAAACATCCCTGCTGTTCGGTGCAGCCGCACTCCGAGAGATTCAGGCAAACGTAGCGAACGGCGACTTCTCTATTTCGCCAGACGACTCTACTGGAACAATCACCGATGATAATCCACTGCCGTATTGGACTGGCACCGCTACTGGAACTGCTCCAACTGTAAGCGCAGCCATTACTGTATCAACGGTCACAGCAAACGCAAAGGCTCTTACGTTCACCGTCGCAGCCAGTGCCGCAACAGGCTCGGCGTATACGATTACGCGATACGTTCCCATCGCTGGCAACTCAAATCGCAGTTCTGCATACCATCCAGAGGTTTACGTCTCATCAGTAAGTGGAGGACTAACCGACAAGGGTCGCGTGCGGCTTACTCTGACTGCAACCGCCGTCGCCGTTGACTATTCCGCGCTGACCGTGACGGCAACTGCAAACACTACCGCATCCGCGCTACCGACTGGATCGCTCTTCACTGACTGGATTGTTCCTGACGCCAAGGCTGCGTACATTCTCGTCTCGGTCAAGGTGGACGTGCCAGCAACGGCTCCAGCCGCAGCAGTGACCTTCGTGATCGGTGAGGTGCGCGTCGCACGATCAGAGAGCGCGATCGCGTTCCCAGCGACACAAAGCGCCAGCACTCAGCCCTGGCTTATTCAGAACGACAATGGAACGTTTGAAATCTTCCGACAAAACGGAGCATCGATCAACCAGATTCAGATGGACAGCAACGCATCGTCTGGGGTTTATGACATCACCCTATGGTCAAACGACGTGAACGGAACCGTCACACTGATCGCTGGAGGAGTCGCATCCATCAGCGCGCCGATCGTAGAAATCGGCGGCGCTACAAGCGTCACAGGAAACCTTGGCGTCACAGGAAACATTGACGCCACAGGGTCAATCGCCTCGGAAAGTTTGATTCAGTCTGGCGGCGTGTTCCGTAGCATCCAAGCCTCAGCATCCAGCAACGCATTTACCGCACGAGCCACAGCCGATGCCAACCCAAGGTTTGCCGTCACTTGTTCAGGTGTTATTGAGTGGGGTTCAGGCAGCGCACGAGATGTAAACCTGTACCGCAACACAGCCAACGAACTAAAAACGGACGACAGCCTGACCGTTGGCGGGAACATTCTCTCAAACATTATTCAAGCCAACGCTGACATCAGAAATCAAAGCCCAACTACAACCACGCAGACAAGCAGCCAAGCAATCTTTTGGAATCTTGGTAGCAGTCTTTATGAACTCCGCCGCAACTCAT